CGGGTTCGGGCGCGCGAGCTTACGCGGGCAGGTGTCAATGGGACACGCCGGTGTCGTTCATTCGACAACGGAGAGCCTGGTTCGATCCCAGGGCCCGCGGCCGTAGTTAGCCGGCGCACCCGTCGCGCTCACCCTTGGGCCCATGCAAGCCGTTCGCAACTGGATCGCCGATCACAAAAAGCTGACCATCACCATCCTCGGCGCGCTCGTCGGACTCCTGCCCGACAAGTACGTCGATCAGGCCCACAAGGACTGGATCATGGCGCAGCTCATGGCGTTCGTGATCGGCCAGGGCATTGCCGATCACGGCAAGGAGGCCGCGAAGATCCAGGCAGCGGCCTGCAACAACGATCCCAAAGCAGTCTGAAGATCTTGCGGGGGCGGGATCATCAGGTGACCGGCGGCGTCTGAAAGCCATCGCTCGGGCCCCCGGGGAGAGGTGGCTCCTGACATGCCGGACGATGGCGACCGCCGGGGGCTTCGGCCCAAAGGAGCGCGCATGACTCGAGATCCCGAAGACGACGGTTGGCTGACGGTCTACGCATCTGCGCCGGCAGCGGCGCGAGCACAGGCGCCGGCCGACCCATCACCCGACCCTCCCGGCCTCATCGCCTTGAACCCGGGCGATGTGTTCCTGCATCGCCAGCGCTGCGCCGACAAGGACTGCAACGGGCATCTTCAAGTCATGGCCCTGCGCGCGCAGCCGCTTTCGAGCTGACCTGTGGCCGGCATCGAAGTCACGGACGACCCCGATCGCTTTGGCGAAGCCATCCGGCAGTTTCGTAAACGCGTGCCGGTTCCCGAATCGGTCTGGGACGCGATGGTCGAGCAGGAGCGGGAATTCGCGTTCAAGGTGAGCGGCGTCGCCCAGGCCGATCTCGTCGCCGACGCCTGGGAGGCAATCGACCGCGCCATCAAAGACGGCACCACGCTCGACGATTTCAAACGGGAGATCGGTGAACGGCTCGAAGCCGCATGGGGCGGCGAGGATGCCGCGCGGCTCGAGACGATCTTTCGCACCAACACGCTCGGCGCCTACAACGCCGGCAGGCACGAGATCCTCACGCATCCCGCGGTCAAGAAGTCCCGTCCCTACTGGCGCTTCGACGACGTCGACGACAACCGCGAGTGCGATATCTGCTCACCTGCACACGGCACGGTGCTGCCGGCCGACGATCCCGCGTGGGAGTCGATCCACCCGCCGCTGCATTTCTCCTGTCGCTGTCAGATCACGCCGCTTACACCTGACGAGGCCGAAGACGAAGGCATCGACGACGAAGCGCCCGACGTCGAAGCTGACGACGGTTTCGGCGCTCCGCCAACGGTCGGCGGCGACTGGGAGCCCGATATTTCGAAATACCCCGACTCGATTGCCGAGATTCTGCAAGACCGTTTGGAAAGTTAATCGCTGATCCCCCGCCTCGGATGCTGGAGGGGACAATGAAGCGGGGAGTCCTGCTATCCGCGCGGCCCGTGATGGCTCTGCCCAACGAGGGCGGCCCTCCGAGCGCGTTTCGGATTTTGAAGGCGGGCCCCAACCAGACCGAGAAGGGCACGTTCCTGTTCGACGCGCAGGCGGCCGAGGCCGTGATGACCGCGTGGGCGGCCAAGGGCCTCGACAAGGTCGTCATCGATTATGAGCACGACACGTTCAAGTCGGAGCCCGGCCCCAAGCCGGCGGCCGGCTGGTGCTCCATCGAGGTGCGCAACGGCGAGCTGTGGGCGGTGAACTGCTCTTGGACCAAGGAGGCGGCCGAGCTGCTCGCGCCGGCCGAGGGCGCGCCCAAGTACCGATTCTATTCGCCGGTCCTGAAGTTCGACGGCGACACGATGCGGGTTACGAGATTCGTAAACCTGGCACTCACCAACAACCCAGCCATGGACTCGATCGACGGGCTCATGGCGGCCACGGCTGACCCTGACGACAAGGAGTCCGACATGAACTGGGAAGAGCAGTACAAGGCACTCAAGGCGAAGTTCGACGAGATGGAAGAGAAGTGCCGAGCGCTGACCGCCCGGCTCTCGGCCCTCGAAGGTGACAAGACCCAGCTCACGGCGACGCTGAGCGCGTCTCAGACCAAGCTGTGTGCCCTGACCGGCCAGACGAGCGAAGCTGGCGCCCTGGGCGTCATCGAGGCGTGGAAGTCGGAGGCGGCGCAAACTGCGCAACTGAAGGCCGAAAAGGCCCAGGTCGAAATGGCGGCCCTGGCTGCCGAGGTGAAGGGGATTCTCGACAAGGCGGGGACCGACGGCAAGATCGCGCCCGCCGAGCGCGCCGACTGGGAAGCCGACGTCGTTCGCATGAGCGGCGGCAAGCTTTCGCGCGATGGCGTCGCCTGGCTGACCGCGCGAATCGAGAAGATGACGCCGAGGGTTTCGACTCAGGCGACGAGCCAGAACGCGACGCAAACCGCGGTGCTCACCTCGGCGGACATCCAGGTCGCCAAGCTCATGGGCACCGATCTCAAGGAGCTCCAGGAGTTCCAGACCAAGCGGATCGAAGCACAGGCGCTCGCCCGGGCGGCCCAGTAATCCAACCCCCTCACAGGAGCTGAAGAACAAATGTCCGCACTAACCGCTGCTCGCAATACCGTACGACTCGGGCCGAGCGAGGTCGTTCTCGGTAGCATCGACTGCCCTCTCAAGGCCAACGCCAAGGTGTACCAGGGCGCGATGCTGGCGCTCGATCTCACAACCGGCTACTTCACCCAGGCCCTCGGCGCGACGCTGAGCCTCAAGGTCGTCGGCCGATTCAGCTCCCAGCAGCCGTTCACGCCGGTGCTGGACAACACGGGCGGCTCCAACGGGGCGCTCACCGCGCGCGCCGAGCAGGGCGTGTTCCGCTATGGAAACTCGAGCTCGGGCGATCTAATCGCCTCGACCGACGTGGGCAAGCCCTGCTACGTCGTCGATGACCAGACCGTCGCCAAGACGGACAACGGCGGCACCAGGTCGCTTGCCGGCATCATCATGGGCGTCGATACGGCCGGCGTTTTCGTCGGCGTCGGGCTGCAGATCGGCTCGCTGGCCGACGCGATCGCCGGGGCCGGCGAGCAGATCTCAGCGTCGGGTGCGCTCGCCGTCGGCAAGCGCACGTCGATTCTGGCCGTGTCGGGCACCAAAGCCTACACGCTCGCCGATGGTCTCTTCATCGGGCAGCGGAAGTCCATCTTCTGCCGCTCGGCCACCTCAACGCCCCAGGGCGTCGTCACGCCCGCTCACCCGAACAACTTCGCCACCCTGACCTTCGCCAACGCGAACGGGTCGGCGGAGCTCGAATGGAACGGCACCGGCTGGGATCTCGCCGGCATCGGCGGCACCGTCACCGTGGCCTAACCGCGTAGCGCAGAAACACACAGGGAGAACACGACCATGGATATCACCCCAGCAAATATCGCCGCGCTGCAGACGCAGTTCGACATGCGCTACCAGGCGGGCTACAAGCGCCGCAAAACGTACTGGCAGGACTTCTGCGAGCTGGTTCCGTCGGGGACCAAGCAGAACCTGTACTCCTGGCTCGCGGAGCTGCCCGGCCTGCGCAAGTGGGTCGGCCCCAAGCTGTCGCGCAACATCGCGCTCCGGTCCTACTCGCTCATCAACGACGACCACGAGGACACCTTCGAGGTCGATCGCAACGACATCGAGGACGACCAGCTCGGCGCCTACGGCCGCAAGGCGGAGCTCTTGGGCGACGCGGCCGCGCGGTGGCCTGACGACCTGATGACGAGCGTGCTCATCAACGGCAACACCACCTTGTGCTACGACGGTCAGAACTTTTTCGACCTGGCCCACCCGGTCGACATCGACGACTCGTCCAAGGGCACCTACGCGAACTCGTTCACCTCGCGTCCGCTCACGCAGGCGAACTTCAACTACGTGTACGCGCAGATGCAGCAGTTCAAGGGTGAGTCGGGCAAGGTGCTCGAAGTGACGCCGACCCTGCTCATCACGGGGCCCGGCAACCGCGAGATCGCCATGGAAATCTGCAAGGGCGCGCTCATCGCCCAGGCCATCAAGAACGTGGCGGCCTCCGAGAACGTTGGCGGTGCCGCTGCCAGCAACGTCAACGTCGGCGAGGTCAGGCCGATCATCATGCCGCGCCTGGTGGATGACACGGCCGGTGTCTGGTATCTCGCCAGCACCGACCGCATCAAGCCGCTCATCTTCCAACAGCGCAAGCCCCCGACGCCGGTGCAGATGATCGACCCGCAGAACCCGGCGGTGTTCCGCGAGCGCAAGCTCACCTACGGCGTGGAGGCGCGCGGCGTGGGCGGCTACGGGCTGCCGTTCCTCATGACCCGCGCCGTGCCGTAGTCATGAAGATCATCCAGGTCCAAGCCCTGGCTCGCCCGGGCTTCCCGAATCGGTGCCGAGCGCACCGGTTCTGGCCATCCGGCGAGACCGTCAGCGTCGAGGTGCTCGATCAAGAAGTCGACTTCAAGACCGAGCACCCCGACGGGTCGGTGACCTTCGACCCCGAGACCAGCATCGAGGTCGAAACCGTCAACGCCACCACCGGCCGCAAGGAGAAGGTCCGGCGCGCGAACCCCACGCGCATCGGCCAGTCGGCCTACCGCGAGATCCTGGGCGACCAGGTCTTGCGGGTGGTCGAAGGCGGCGCGGTGCAAGCCGAGCTGTCGCAGGCGGCGCTCGACGCCGCTCGCCACAAAGCGGCCGAGCACGCAGCCGAGGCGGCGGATCTGGCCGCCAAGAACGCGACTCTCGAGGCCAAGGTGGCCGAGCTGCAGGCGGCGCTGGACGCCGCTCGCAGCGCCCAGTCGGCCGCTGACACGAGTGGCGATCAGGCCGAGCAGTCAGGCGGCAAGCGGGGAAAGAAGTAGCCCGTGCCCGCCCCGGTCACTCAGTACGCCTCGACGACGGATCTGGACAACCAGATCAACGCCGGGGCTCTGTCCGGGGTGACCACCCAGCAGAAGACCGACGCGATCGACAAGGCGTCCCGGGAGATGGACGGCTACTTCCGGGACCCATTCACCCTGCCCTTCGTGCAGGTCGGCACCGACGTCGCCATGCACTGCGCGAACATCGCGATCTACCGGCTCATGGTCGGCCGGGGCTACAACCCCGAGTCGGGCGGGGATCCGGGCATTCGCGATCGCTACAAGGACGCCCTCGCCTGGTGCACGCTCGTCTCCAAGGGCACGATCACGCCGGATGTGACCGATAGCTCCTCGGGCGCAAGCGAGGGCCATGCCACCGACGGGCCGATGGTGATCTCGTCGGCCTCGCGCGGCTTTTCGAGCCGTGGCGATGCGAACGGCAAAGTCTGGCCGTTCCAGGGAACCTGACATGGCTGGCGTGCGTGGAGACTTCGCGGCGCTGGCGGACCTGCGACGCCGGATGCGGTTCGTGACGAGCCCCGCGTTCCGGGAAGAGGCCGTGCATCGGCTGGCGGCCGTGGCCACCAAGATGCTGGCGGACGAGTTTCGCGAATCGCGCAATCCCTACGGCGATGCGTGGAAGCCCGTCTTTCGCAAGCGGCGCCGCGATCGCATCGCGCGCGGCCGGCGCATCGCCAGCGGCCAGGGCGTGCGCGCGGATAAGCCGCTCGTCGACTC